TGTCGAACACCGCCTTGAGCTCGTCCGCCGTCAGTCCGCCTTCGTCGTTCGGCAGGTCGTCCAGCTCCGATATGTAATTTGTCTGGCCCTCGTATTCCGACAACGCCATAATATCCCCTCCTTATGTTTGCGTATCATTTGCCCAACGGGCAAACACCTTGGAGAAATTCGATGTTTTTGAGGCGTGAACTTGTTTCGCGCCTCAAAATTGCTGCCTTCGCGTATGGCAGCAATTCGAATTTTTCCCACAGAGAAGATAATGTGAAAAGTATTTCCACATTATCTTCTCTTGATTTCCGGTCCGGAACGTACAGGCAGCGTTATCGTCAGCACCGTCGCCGTGTCGTCCCCGTCGTTTGTAAGGATTATCTTGAAATAGTCCATCTTCTTCGCCCTGATCTTGAATTTAAAAGGCTGCGGGCCGTAGTTCGTCTTGAACGAAAAGTTGTTGAAATCCAAATGATCAAAGTTCGTTAATCTGTATTCCGCGGTCAAAACGTCCGAGGAGCCGTCCCGGTCCGTCTGGTACGTTATGTCCACATGCGTCTTTATCCTCGGCAGTATCGAAATGAATATCCTCTGTATGAATTTCTGCAGCCAGTCTATCCCGAAATTGTAATAGCCCATCTTCCAGACCGCGTTGATCAGCTCCCCGTCGAAGGTTTTCACGTTATCGTCAAACCGCATCACCTTTCCCTCTTCGGTGCCGAAATATAGGCCGGCGTCCGCTATCACAAAGCATGTAGGAGTATGCGGGAATTTTAAGACATACCAGGCATTCACGCGATAGTTTAAAACCCAGACCGTTTTCCCGACGCAGAGAAGGTAAAGCCCCCTGTCCGACCAGTCCGCGGTTACAGCTTTCGTAAGATCGACCTTGTCCAGGTCATTCTGGATCTTCCGGGATATCCACTGCGCGTTCTTTTCGTTCAGTACGTTCGTGGACACCCATTCATAGATTCCCTTCCATACCGTGAAAGGATTGTTGTATATGACCTGCGTCTGCCCCTTCGCGAGGTTCCCTATCTTCGTGTTCATCGGGTACACCGGGAAAAGTGTGGTGACAAGGCCCGTCGAAGGATCGGTGAACGTCTCCTGCTCCGAATACCAGGCCGAAGCCTCCGAATCGTTCCCGGTTGTGAAGATAAGCTGTTTATTGTACTGAATCACGATGTCGGATATCTCGTATTCCCCGACGTCAGAGTCGGTGTATTTCGGCCAGTATTCCGGATCCGATACCCCGGCCATCGTGACACCGGAAACATACCGGGTGTTCTTGTGGTTCGGGTTCCCGAACAGCCACATCCTGGCGTAATATACCCCGCCGAAATACCGGTTGTTCGTGATCTTCTCCCTGTCCCCCTCCAACACCTTCGTCCATGTGATAATCACGTTGTTTACTCCCAAAGGAGGTTTTTCGGTAAAAGCAACGATCCCGGTCACAAGGTTGACCGTGTAATCTTCGCCGGCCTCCATCTCCTCGCCGTAGACTATAACCGAATCCACGGAGTCTATGTTCAGCCCCGCTAATTGGTAAACGTTCGCGTCCCCGTCCGCCGAGAATTTCTGAATCTTCGTGCCGGTCAGGTAGTTGATGCCTTCAAGGATAGTCCCGCCTCCCGTGGGCGGAGAGGCCGTCAGGACTGTCGGAACATAGCCCTGCACGGTTTCAATGTTCCCTGTTCCGGTCCATTTGTACAGTTCCTCACCGTCCATGATATACACGGTGTTGTTCGTCACCCAGAAGGTGGTCGGGTATACGTCTTCAAGTGTTCCGAGATCCGTATTGTCTCCGGTCGAAAGGTCGTGTTCGTAGACATGTCCCCCGCAGGCGAAAAGAAAATGCGCGGTCCCTGAAAGGGATCCGTACCACAACCCGTTTATCCTGGACCCCAGCGACTCAAACAAACTGACATACCCGTACGTCTTCTGCAGCTTCATGTCGTCCGTGATCATCCAGTTCACCATGTCGCTGGCCTCTCCCGGCTGCAATAACGTCTCGGTAGCCGATTTGTTGACCCCCAGGAACTTCTCTATCGTAAACGTCTGCGCCTGCGCCATACGTCAACCCCCCCTCTCCTTCACATTATCTCGCTTATCCCGTATACGTCCCGTATCTCCTGCGGCCCCAGCGGCCGGCGCTTCTTCAGCATCATTCTGAGTTCCTCGTATTTCCCCCTGCACCTTTGCGCCAGCGCGTCGTTCATGTCCGATATCGCAAACTGTTCCGCTAAAAAATACGCCCCTGTCATAGCAACCTGGTCGTCGACCTCCAATGTCTGGGAAAGGCTCTCGATCTTCGCCGGCACCGCCCTGTATGTGATCTTCAGTATCCCGTCGAAGCTGTAGTTCACATACAGGTCCTTCTCGTTCTCCCATTTGTGCGAAAGTCCCGCTCTCGGGGATTCCTGCGTGATTCCCGAAACTCCGAAGAAATCCGCCGGCATTTCGTATTTCACAAACTCCCCGTATTCCGGAACCTTCGGGCACGAAGGGAACGAAGCTCCGAACAAGGCGAAATTGTAAAACAGGTAATAATAATCCCCGGAAAAGCGGATCCTCACCGGGTTATTCGCTTCAAACCTGCATTTGTACGAAGAAGGCGAAGTCAGTTCCGGAACGGTTATCAACCCGGAAAACGCCTCTTCATCCTCTCCGTCTTTTGAATAAAATCCTTCTACGCCCGTCCAGCCTCCGGACAGCTCTTCTATGTAAACCTCGGCCCGGTCGGAAACGTAAAACACCGCGGATTTCGCGCCCTTCCGGGATTCAAATATTAAGTCCTCGTCAATGTGTTCCCGGGTGTCAAACCTTTCGCCCAAAAGGTTTTTAAGAGGATGACGCGCAATCGAAACCGTCTTTATGATGTCGTGCGCCTCGCGCTGCCACATGTCTAAAAGATACGGGGCCCTGTACCGGTACTCCTTGACCTGGTTATCCGATATCAGCCCCGCCTGGCTCAGTTCGTCTATTACCGCTATCGCGATATTGAATATTTCCGTTCCCGTGTACATTTCCCGTCACCTTATTTCCGTTTCCGCTTCTTCGGCTCCTTCGGTTTCTCCGGTTCTTCCGCTGCCTCCGGTTCCCCGGCCTCTTCAGTTTTATCCGGCTCCTCTGTCTTCTCCGGTTCGGTCTCCCGGCACGGAATGAAGTTCTTGTTCTTCCGCATCCACTCGATCAGCGTCCTGTCGTTTGTTTCAAATTCGCCGTTCTCGTCAAACTGAAACACATGCTTCAGTTTATCGTAATCTATTACAAACGAATTGGGCTCCCCGAAGTATTTCATATTCCCTCCTGATTTAAAATGCGGGGCCGCTTCACGCGGCCCCCACTTAATTTTTACTAAACTACAGCTGTATTGCCGCGACGCTGACTGAAGCCGTCGCCGAAAGCTCAACCGTTACCTTTCCGGTGGATATGCTCTTGAACCTCGCGGACTCCAGCGGCCCGACAATCTTCTTCTTTCCGGCCGGAACCTCAACGGCAAGGTCCCCCATCACCGAAGAGATCCCGGTACCTGTGGACACCGTCGCCGAAAGCGTGGAGGCCCCGTCGTTTATCAGCAGAAGGCAGGTCCTCTCATCCCTCGAGATGTCGAAGGTCTGCGAGGAAGAACCGTCATACAGCTCCAGCTCCGCGCTGCCGTTGGTTACGCATTCGCTTATCGTTACATCCGCCATTTATATCATCCTTTCCTATTTATCCTCAAAGACTTAAGCCTCGGTACCGGCCTTGGCGTTGAACAGGAAGACTTCTTTCGGCCGGACAATCTTCGCGCCCCACACCTGCAGGCTCTTCACCGCGTCCGCAAACCTTCTCTCCGGGCGATACGCGACGGTCTCGGTCAGCTGCGCCGCGAAGGATATGCCCGCCTTCGTCCTGGCGAAGCATTTGTAATTGTCCCCGACCTTCACGATGTTGTTCGACTCGGAAATCTCGATGCCGTACAGCCTCTTTGAGACTTCCCCGTTGTCGATGATCTTCGAGTTGTCCGTGTCCTTTGCGATTCTCGCGATAACGAATTTCGCGTAGATCGCCGGAGATACTTCAAGGTAGATCGTCTCCGAGTTCGGGACGTTCGCTTCCTTGAACTTCTGCCTGATCTGGGCAAGGAAGTTGAAGATGTTCGCGGAGGTCACGCCCGAGGTTCCGTCGATGGTCTGGGCCGCGGATATCTCCGAGTACAGCCCGAATATGTAGCTGTCGATATCGTCGGCCATTCTGATACCGAGCTTTCTCTGAGCCTCGGCCATCAGGTTCGCGTTGGCCTGGGCCTTGTCCACATCGTCGACCGCAACATGGCAGTATTTGGCCTGATCGATGTCAAGCCACTGGGCCTCGTCCGTCAGCTCGTCCGGAGCCTCGATGTCCTTGTTTCGCGTGTACTCATAGGACGACACGTCCCCGACGGTCAGGATCTTCACCCTGTCACCCTTCTGGCGGATCTGGCCCTCATAGTCCGTGTTGCAGTGCTTTGCCGCGACCATCACCTTGTCGCGTTCCTTCAAAATCCCCGTCGCCCATATCTCGGGGAAAAAATTCTTTACCGACATAAATTATCATCGTCCTTTCTTCAGATACACAAGATACACAGCATTTCCGCGGAAATGCCGTGCGCTCTACTTCCATTTGTGCATCGATTTCACCAAAGCGTCGTAATTCTTCATCATCCAGTTCTGGTCATTCTTGTTCTGCTCAAATGC